CTAGTTGGGGTGGGGTGTTTCTTTTCATATCTTGCAGGTAAACATAGATGATCCCAAGCATTAAACTCATTCCCTAATATATGACCTGTTAAGTCGCTTTCATGCACTCTTTGCATTATAATAATAAATGCACCAGTTTTTGGGTCATTCAATCTGGTTTGCATAGCTTGATCCCACCATTCTAACACACCTTCACGGACTTTGCTAGACTCTGCTTCCCTGACGTTATGAGGATCATCAATTACTATTATGTCACCACCCTCACCAGTTAATGCACCATCTACTGAGGTGGCTATCCTTTGCCCATTTTTATTATTCTCAAATCTTTGTTTTTGATTTTGGTCTGTTGTAAGGTTAAACATATCTCCAAAATATCTTTGATACCATTGACTATCTATTAATCTTCTACACTTTACACTATCTCTAATTGATAAAGAACCAGCATAACTTGCATACAGAAATCTTTTATCCGGTTGTATTGTCCATGCCCATGCCGGTAATGCAACTGCAACTGAAATAGATTTCATGTGTCTTGGAGGAACATTTATAATTAATCTTTTAATATCGCCTTGAACAACTGCTTGTAAATGCTCTGATATAGCATCTATATGCCAATTATCATAAAACTCTCTTCCCGGTTCTATGGCTTGCCAACTATTCTTGGTAAACTCTTTTAGAGACCTTTTCATCTTTTCCGATCTCACTTTGTTCAATGAGTGCAGATTCAAGTGCTCTTTCAATAGTGTTGAGGTCATTGGTGCTTACCCTTGTTAAATCTAATACATGTTTATGCTCAATTATGGTTTCTTTTTCTACCCTATCTTGCCAACCAGCTTGGTTTTTAAGATAGAATATCATAGCTGTATTATCACCATCTCTAGCTTTATTGAACAGAGCATTAGTGATAGTTGCTATACCTTTATCTTTTCCTCTTTTTATAGCTTCCGAAAACTCCGAAAATTTACTCTTTTTATCGTATAATGTTGTTTGGCTCATACCTAATACAGAAGCTATCTGTGGCATGGTTAAACCCTGTGCAGCATATGCTTCTGCTCTTCTGATCATTTCATCATTTATAAGTATCTCAGGTCTACCTGTTTTTTTAATCTTCTTCATAATCATAATCCTCTATATCAGCTACACTATCATGCTTTCTTATAAAGATTGGTGTTTTATCTTTTAGGTTTGTACCGGCAACATTAAAATGAAAATAATCCATAGCTTCAATATCATCTTCTATGCCATCCCAACCCATTATAATTTCTATACACTTTTCATAATCATAGACTATGACCGGCTGACTCGTAGTAACTGATACACCGATTATAGCCTTTTCAAAACCATCAGGACTAAACATTTTTATTCTCCCTTAATGTATTTAATAATATTTTAAAGTTTTTATCAATATCTGCATCTTCGTTGTTTATTAGTATTGTATAGTCATCTAATAAATGTTTCTTAATATTATCAACCTTTGTTACTCTACCCTTAATAAACTTCTCTGATTGACTGTCATTTCTATCAATATGTCTTTTATGTGTATGTACACTTTCAACTATAAACACCTCAACAGCCATAACTGAATTTACAAGGTCAATACTTTTTTTATTAAATAACCTATCTCCTTCTAACAATACATTATATTTAAGTGGAGATAATTTATCGTTGTACTTCATTATAAATTCATCAAAGTCTGGTTGGACTGACATAGAAAGTTTATCTGTTCCTGAAAATGTTTCCCCTGCAGAATAGACTCCTAATATAACTAAATTTAATTCTTCGTTATAATGCCCATATAATTTTTTAAACTTAAACACTTTCCATGGACTAAAATTATTAAAAAACTGCCTTACTATGGTTGTTTTACCGACAGCCGGTTGACCACCTATCGCTATTATATTGGGCATGATTCCCTCTCAAAACTTCCGGTTTCCAAAAACATGGGATATAATTCTTTGTGTAGCATTTCTGACATATGTAATTCTTTATGTAATAATTCTTTTCTTCCATCCCAAAACACTTGCCAATCTATACCATTCCAATTATCTTGTTCTACTTTTTTAATTTCTTCTGCTTGTCTGTCTAAATAGTAGCCTAAGTATCTACCATCTTTTGTTCTAAATAGTTTTTTGTAACTACATAAACAAGTTTCTAAATTATAAAGGTCAGTATCAGAAGCTGGATTATTTGTATCACGAGCCAAATATCTTATTTGATCCTGTATATCTTCTGCACCACTATCTAAATATGCGAGTTGATCTTTACTAAGTTTCTTATCAACCCAATGATCTTTACCCATAGCATAGCACATACCATTACGATGTGATTTGCTACCACTATGATCTTCAAATTTTAATGTGGGTGGCTCTAATTTTACATCTACACATTGTTTAAGTGTTTGCATATAAAACCATGTTGAGTATCTGCCAAACTTGTAAAGGTTTTGGACTATTGATTCCCATAAATAATTAAAACTGTTTTTATCCTTGTACACTTTAAATTTAGCTCTTTGTGTACGTTGTGGGTTATTATGTTCTACCCACCTTTTATAACTTGCAAACTGTGCCGGTAAATAACCTTTGTTGTATTTGGTATCAGTTTGGTATCTTAGTCTTGGGTAATTATTATCATTCCATTCTTTAAGCCTGTCATAATCTACTAACTCAAAATCAGGAAACTCATTCCATATAACCCATGCTGTAGGTAAATGGTAGGTAGTGCCATATATCCATGCAATCCAATACTTTTGCTCAAGGTTATGTTCAAATCTATCAAACAAATAGTTTAGCATCCATATTGGGGGATCGCAGTCTTTATATGTTAATGACCAAAAGTACCATTTTATAAAACCTTTTTGCCTATTTTGTAATTGCCTATAATCCATCAAAGACCACCACACAACCACCCTTGCCTTTTTTATATACATTTTTTCTAATGTTTGGGTCTTGGATGTCATATATGCCATCTCTAAAATTATCGCTTTGTATTCTAAACATTGATAATTGGCATTTAGATTTTTGTTCGCCCAACATTTTTAAACCTATTTTCTTATAAAAACTAACTGCTTCCGGCTCTGCTGAAACTCTAAAGTACCAACATTTATTTAAGAGACTAAGGGTTAAGGATTTATTACATAATTCTTTAGCTACACCTTTATTTCTATGTGCATAAAATGTATGTAACAATTGCAAGTTTGCTGTCTTGGGTTCTCTTTTACTGTATGTTGTAATAATTGCACCAAGCAATTCATCTTTATCAAACAAACCATAACAAAAATTCCATTGATTTTGAAAATTGGCTTTGCTTAAAAATGTTTTTGCAAATTTATCTTCTTTTTTGTCATTTATGTATTTACAAAAAATATCTTTTGTGCATTTTTTAAATTGATACAAAGCCATCTCTTTTTTTAACACCTCTTGATTTATCATATTTTGTTGCTAAATAGCTTTTCCATTGTCTTGGATTAAAGTTTAATTGTGGAAACTTAAAGTCGTATTCTTTTAATATTTGCCATATTGGCTTTTGATTTCCCAAAGCACTTGACATAAATTTTTCCACAAATAAAAACATATCGTGCATTTCATTTTTATCAACACTAGCTCTAAAAAATCTAAATTCTATTGTTTTTGTATGTTTTAAACTGTATGTATTTATTGCATACCTAAATGGTCTACCCATTGATACTCCATCTTTACCTGTGCAATGTTGTTTTATAAAGGTATTAAAATCAGTTGAAAGATTAATAATATTATCAATCATATAATCTGGCATTCTTCTACCACCATCGTATTTTAAATACATCGTGCAGTTTTTTAAATTTTTCATTTCAGAGTGAGGTATGAAATTTGAACCAGCTTGTACAGTCAGCTCTTGGTTTTTTTTTATATACAACATTAATTTTTTTAATAAATCTATGTTGTTAATTAAATCAGGTATATGTAAATGTATATGTGAATGGCTTATGCAACTTGCAGTAGGATCATTACCATGACTTTTAAAAAATTTATATAGTTCCATTATTTTATTAATTTGTTCTTGCCACGTTTTAGTTGGTGTTACATTTATTTCACCACCATATGTTGGTTTCTCACCTAATGGGTCACAAGCTATATTTGCAAATGGTTCTTTAAGATTTAACACATCTGTTTCTGAATATTCCCATTTTCCTAAATGTTCTGGTATTTTGAGTGTTCTATTAATATCACCCCACTCAATCTCATAACCCCAAGTCCAATTATTCATTGTAAATCCTCAAAGGTATTTCTAATTTTATATTTTTTAAGTTTGTTGTTTTTTATTGTGTAATTGTAGCAACTGTCACATTTAGTAATATTATCGTAGCCACTTCGTATTAAAATATTTTTAGTTGATGCTATATAATATGTATTTGCAGTTTCTGCATAATATAATGGTCGCTTTTCATTCCTAAAGAAATGTACTTCACCGGTGTTATTGTCTAGTATAACTGACGATATTGATGCTTCTTCATATTCTTTAACTGGATGTTTCCCTTCTAAATAGCTTTTAAGTATAAATTCAGAGTCATTTGCAGTTTGGAAATCATAATTAAACTTACCCCAATTTGCACTATTTTCTTGGGTAATAACACCATTATGCACTATAGAAACATCAAGGTAACTTATTGGCTGATTGTATTCTAATGATGAGGTGCTATATCTTGCATGACCAATTAAAGTTTTTGTATGTACATTTTGTAATTTAATATATTCTGCATTTTTAGGTATGATAGAAGTCTTAATCACATCGTCTTGTACATAAGATATACCGGTCGCATGTTGTCCTCTTATTTTAGATTGTACAAGCAGATTGCTTATATCTTCGTGTGCTAAAACATTCTTTGATATAATACCTATTACCCCACACATTATCCGAGTATTCTTTCTTTAATCTTATCAGCTTTTTCTTTTTCTTCTGGTAAAGCTACTTTTTTGGTTTCTGTTTTTGCCCTGTCTAATTCGTATTGTTTTGTGCCACAATAAATCATTTTTTCTCTGTAATAACAAACGATTGATATTCTTTCAAAGTATGAAATCTTTTCAACTTCTGTATTGCCATGAACTTCATGCACATCAAATAAAGCAACGTCACCATGATTAATGTCTAAGCCAACACCATATCTAGGTAATACTGTTACAAACCCATTATATTTACCTCTTGATATAACACCTAAATTCCCAAACCCTTCTTTTAAATCGCCTTTATCTTTATGTGCTGCAGTTCTAAAGTTTTTATTTACAGTTACTGTGGTAAATGCTGTGTCTTTAATTATAAAGTCATTTGATGAAGCATCAGCCATGTCTTTTTGAATTTTATACCTATGTGGTGCATACTGTTTAAAAACATCATTGATACACTTAATATACGGAACACACATATTATATTCATTAAAATATTTCTGTGAGAAAGCTGTGGTTCTGCAGTATGGTATTCTAGGGTATCTGTCCATGTAACCTATAACTGAACTATCAACCGGTATGGCTCTACTGGTTTTGGATAATTTACCATTATTTAATAAAGACCTGTACATATTACCATTTATTTCACCGATAGTATCATGTGCTATTTTATCACCAACTTTATATAAAGTACCAACGTCTCCGGCTGCAGCACCTCTGTTATTTGTTGGTGAAACTGCTTTTCTAAATGGTGCTCTAGCTTTTTCTAAAGTATCTGCCGGTACAACATTCTTTTTTAGTACACATAATAA